GTCAGCCTTGATAGTAAATTCCTTGTACGCTTGATTAGATTTTAATTCATACAAAAACACAATCTCCTTTGGCGCAATATCTCCAAACATACGATGAGCCAACTCTAGATACATCTGTCCCTGTAACAGGTGACCTCTGAATGGGCGACGAATGTTTTTCCATGCCTTGTTCAAGTCACCATCTGCATCGTAGAGAAGATCAGGTGCCTCAAAGCGTAAAGTACCTTCACCAATTGATTTAATCTCAATAAGAAAGTCATCACCCAGGTTCTTTACCCAGCCATCGGTGTGTCCTGCAATACGTAACTCTGGATCAAGAACCTTGACTTCGTCATACTTTAAAGTCTTACAGTCACAGTGCTGACACTTCTCAGGAGATAGTCCAGAGGTAATGCCGTTGCAGTTTATGCACTTGAAGTCTCCCCACAGATTACCCATCTCATAGATGCGGTTCTGCCACTTCTCATGGATGAAGTGACCCTCATCAAAGATGTTCTGCAATGTTAGACCAGGGTTCTTCTCCATCTTCTTGCCACCAGTAAGTAAGTAGTAAGAGTAACGATGACAGAAGTCAGCCTTAATCATCTCCGATGGGTGAAGCACAGTAGTACTACGCTCTCCTGGAGATTTCTTCATAAGGTGTCGTTCTATATGACCAGTAAGACGGCTGTCTGTCTTCTTAGTATCTAAGTACTTTTGAAAGTCTGTCTTTGAAGGCATTAGTGATCCTTATCTATACTGAAAATAAATTCTTCTAGGGTCTGTTTGGTTTTCTTACTCTTCTTAAGTTTTTGCCACTTTCGCATTAGGGCGTTTCGTTCTCGGTGACTGAGTCCTCCCCAGATTCCGTGAGGCTCGTCTCGTCTGACGGCATCCCATAGACACTCTGCTCGTACTGCACAAGGGTTCTTTCCTGTTTCACCAAAACAGAATGCTTTGGCCCTGTTAGCAATCTCTTTATACTGCTCCTTGTCACGAGGAGGGTAGAAGATATCTGTGTCTTGGCCTGAGCATCGTGCCTTGTATCTCCATGCGTACTCTGGTTCATCAAAGTCTTCCATGGTTGTCTAGGTTCTCTCTCATCTCTAGGAAGTCGTCTTCAAGAAGGATTACGTAGTTAACTCCATCAAGATGAAGGCCAAAGACTGGCATCCGTCCATCAAGAATTGCTTCTGTAGTGATCTTCTTCAATTCGTCTGATTTAATGGTTTTGGTTTTCTTGCCTGTCCACTTGTGTTCAATGAGTAAATCCGTTGAACGTACATCACCCTTACGAGACCAGAAGGCCCCAGAAGCAGCGTTAGTAGACCCACCAATTTTTTTAGCGAGTCTCTTTTCATGCTTCTGAGATTGTTTCTGGCCTTCAGTCTTCAAGTTCTATTTTGCCTTCCTCGTAACCTTCAATCAATCTAGGTACTAGGAAGAACAACGCTTCTCTCCAGAAGCAGGTACCGCAACCACAGAAGGGTTCGCCTGACAATGTCTCAGGGATTAGATCATCTGTTCCATCCCAGACTGCTTCAAAAAGCATGTCAGTGTAATCTTCCACGCCCTTCTCTAGTATCTGTGCCCAGCCTTCATCGTTGACAACAAACTTCTTAGTCATTGTTTTCCTCCGCCATTGGTAGGTCTGATGTTTCAAATACTAACTTTTGAATCTGTTCTTTTAAATCAACTTCTTCACGAATACTTGCAATAACTGGATCAATACCCTGCCACTTGCGTTCGCCAAAGTAATACCATCCACCCTTACGTTGAATGATCTCCTTTACAACTGCCAGTGATGCAACTTCTTTTGCAAAATCGTACTCACCAGCAGCACAATCTCCACCATCTGCAAAGTAGAAGTCAAAGTATGCAACTCTCTGCGGTGGTGCAGTCTTGTTCTTTAGTGTGCGAACCTTGATGCGTTGACCTATACGATTTTTATTACCGCTAGGACCAATCTCAATCCATTCATCACGGCGAATTTCACAACGAGTAAAGAATGCATAGTTCTTTCCTTCGCCACCTGGAGTTGTACGTGGGTCTCCATGCATTACACCAATCTTCATGCGGTACTGGTTGATGATGAGACCAAGCACTGGACGTTCATCTTCAACTAGACTGCGCTTGATTGCAGAACCAACTACACGAAAGAACTTGTTGGTTAGGAGTGCTCCCCTTCCAACAGTCATTTCATTCATGTCCTTCTCCATTTCGGGGGCAGGTGAAAGGGCAGGAAGGGAGTCAATAACAATAGCGTCTACCGACTTTGATTCTGCGAACTCTATGACGGCTTGGTAAGCCTCTTCCATGATGTTTGTTTCAATAACAATGACACGGCTTGTGTCTACTCCACACATCTCTGCATACTCTGGTACCCACTGCTCCGCAGCAACCCAGACGGTTGTGTGATCTTCTTTTAAGGCTTGGTTTGCTGCGATTGTCTTAAGCGCAACCGCTGTCTTTCCATGCGATGGTTCACCAATGAGTTCGTTCCATTGATTGCCAGGGAAACCACCACCGAGAACATAGTCAAGAGTGGTAGAACCACTAGTAATACGAGGAATAAGGTCAGACCGAATGTCAGACGCAATAACCACCACATTATTGCCAAACTTTTTGTTAAGAGTTGCAACAATCTTTCTGGCTTCATCATTCATTTAGTCTACTCTCCCGATAATTCCTTGTGGGTTCCAATTACTTTGAACGTCATTACCAATAGCACTCTTTGCACTGCCCTCAACCTTTGCACCAGTTAATGATCCATAACGACTTCCTGATTGACTGATGGGATACCCACAGTCATAGCACCGAGCAGCAGCGTTTTGTACAGACATGTAGTTTGTTCCACCACACTCTGGGCATGATGCAGTCTGTGAAGCACTCTGTGCTCGTGATGCTGGCTGTTGTGGTTGTTGAAACTGTGTCATGGGTTGTTGCGAGGGTGGCATTGGATTATTAACTTGACGAGGTGCCGCAACAGGAACTTGTTGTTGTGGCGCCTGTGGCTGTGCACCTAGTTGTTTTGCCCACCAGTCTGCGTTACTCACTTTGCTTCTCCCCACTTGTTAACAATTTTTACATCTGCAATCAGAGGAACTGTAATCTCTGGTAGGTGAATACCTTCCATTGACTCCCGAATTGCTTCGGCAGTTTCTTCTGCTAGATCTTCACGAGCAACGGTAACCAATTCATCATGGATAGTCAAAACGACATTCACACCTGGTTCATCAGTAAAGCAAGAGTGTGCTCTTACAATTGCTAATTTCATCAAATCTGCAGCAGATCCTTGAATTACTGTATTAAATGCTTGTCTATCTGCTCGTGACTTTAACCCTCGTTCTTGACTCTTTAACTCTGGTATGTAACGACGGCGTCCAAAGATAGTCTCTACATATGGTATAGGGGCTTTTCCAGTTGCCTGTCGAATTACTTTAGCCTTGTACTTAGAGATGTCATGGAACTGCGCCTCAAAGCGAGCCAACAAATCCTTTGCATCTGTAACAGAACAACCAATACTTTGTGCAATCTTTTCTGGCCCAACACCGTAGGCAATAGATAGAACCAAAACTTTTCCAGCCTTGCGATCAACCTTCATAGTGTCACCAATAGTGGTGTAGATGTCTCCACCCGTTCTGTAGTTCTCTACCATAATTGGATCACCTGAAAAAGATGCGATGATGCGTGGTTCAATCTGTGAGTAGTCAGCAACAATTAACTTGTGTCCAGGTGGAGCAATAAACAAGTTACGAATTAGTTTTCCGTACTCACCACTACTAGGAATGTTCTGTAGGTTAGGGTCACTACTGGAGAAACGCCCTGTCTCTGCTCCATGGGCTTTAAAGTTTGTGTGTACCTTGCCGTTAATCATGAGACTCTTCTTGTCCACAATCTTCTCTTTACCCATAGTGGTACGAGTAATCTCTCCACCTAGGTACGGCATTACATACGTTGTCATTAACTTATTCAAGTCTTGATACTCTAAAATTGCATCGACTAGTTCATCTTTCTTTCGGTAGAACTCCAATGCATCAGAAGATACTGAGTAGTGACGGATAGTCAATGACTCTGGGTTACTTGCAGCAACCTCTTGACCCTTTGTAGTCAACGCAATACGGATACGTAGATTAGGTTTAATTCCTCGTCCACCATCTTCTTTAGAAGAAAATAGTAACTCCTGCTTTTCTTTTACAGAGTTCATTGAGAATGGTTTGCCAGTTAACTTCCAGGCCTTTGCTCGTGCAAGATCAATATCTTTCTCAAGTCGTGCCTTTAGTAATGTTAATTCTTTGACATCGATGTTTGCTCCTGCAAGTTCCATGTCGCACAGTGCAGCAACTACGTCCATCTCTAATGCCCACACTCGCTTAAGGCTTCCTTCTAACTTAGGCTCTAGTGCTTTGTATAACTTCCAAGTTACTTCTGAGTCAAAGCCAGAGTAGTGAGCGACATCGCTAAAGGAGTGAACCTCAACCATGGCTCCAATACCTTTTTCAACTTTAATCTTTAGAGTTCTTTCTGCACAAGCAGCAAGCCCTAGCATGTTTTTATTCCTATTATCAATAATGAAGGAAGCCATCATCGTGTCAAAGAATGGTTTCTTAGGAACTTCTCCACGGTAATACTTAGCAATTGATTTCAAATCAAACTTAACGTTGTGACCAATCTTTAATTGATCGCTAAAGAACAAGGGCTTTAACGCTTTGAATACATCTCCAGGAAGCAGTTGAACTGGTGGTGCATCAAATACTGGAACCCACTTTGCTTCGTTCTTTGAGTAGTCAGCATCCTTTAACTCTTTACCTGCAGCAAGTTTGCGTTGACCACTCAACAACAATTCTTTATCCCAATGAAGAAACTCACCGTTAGGGTGTCCCATTGGAATGACATCAGTGCGACCCTCTGTCGCTAATGAAATCCACATAACATCATTGACTACAGGTTGGATTCTATTTTCACCAACTGTTTCAACGTCAAATGCAAACGCTTTTACCTTGGAGTAAAACTCAACAAGATCTTTTAGTTGTTCTTTTGTTGTAATGATATTCATGATCCCTCAATCTGTAAGGAGAAGGAGCCTGGAAACGGAAAGTAAACAGGCCCCTTCTCTATGGAAGTACAGTTACGCTACAGAGCGAGCAACCTCAAGCATTTCGGAGCGAGGGGTCTCCCTAATTACTTCTGCTGTGAACGGTACAGCGGCTGCTACAGTCTCTGCAACAGCGTCACTGCTTAACTTCCATTCCTCTGCTAGATCACGGCCACGCACAAAGTTGAGGGTATATTGTGTCGTTGGTCCCATACCTAACCGAGAAATTTCCCAGAACTCTTTATCAAGAGGTCCTTTGCGCTCATCATCATGCGCCTTCTTAATCTGGCGAGCAAGTGATGGTGGTGCTGTAAGAATTTGAACGCCTTGTGTCTCACCGCTGAGAACAAGAACATTGAATGCGAACTTTCCACGAGGCTTATCGCCTAGTACATCGCATAGTGGGCAGTTTTCTCCCAAGCAAACAAAGGACTTCTTACCCTTAGGGCGTTCAATCCAATGTTGTTCGTATGAAGCAAACGGACGATCTTCGAGGAACTTTACAAGTTGTGGTTCTTCGGAGAAACGGAAGTCAGTTGGAAAATCTCCATCTGTCTTTGAAGCAAGAGCATCGATTGCATCCCAGCCCTCTTGTACAGTTGTTCCTACTTTTGGTGTTGCAGTTTCGCTGTCCTCATCGAGGTACGCCTCTGCATCTACCTGTGGTTTTGTAATTGGCATTTGTTTCTTTCTGGTAATGAGGCCTAACGGCTCTCGGTGGATGTGATTTCCTTCCAGCGCTTTACTAAAGCCTCTGTCAGGTCTTCGTGTTGGCTCCACTCTACACGAGCAGAACCCAGTAATCCTCTACGATTAAATTCCTCAATCGAAGATTCTATCAATGCACGAGTATAAACTCGGTTACCGCCAGTCTTTTCACCCTTAAGTGTTTTAGACCGTAGACGGTATGGAGCACGAGGGATGTATCCCTTGCGTTCCCATAGGCTGATAGTAACAATCGTCTTCTCCAATGCAAGCGCTAACGCACCGATTGTGAATACCTCTGTCTCTACTCCACCTAGTGTTTTAACAACTGGGTTTGCATCCCAGCCATTACTCTCACCGCTTTTACGGCGAGAAACTTTTGGATCTAAATCACGGCGCTTCTTC